TTATTATAGTCAATTGCTTTAGATATACTACCACCATAATCGTCGCCATACGTGATTAAGCTCACATAATCCTTAAAATGTGCATTCCACATTCTGCCATCCTGCCATGCATAAAATGCACAACGATGCAATAATGAATTCACAATAGAATTAATGTAAGCAGTTAATGACTGTCCAGACGGGTTAGACCCAATAAATTGGATAAAATCCCCGTTATAGGCAGTCACGGCACACGCAACTTCTGTCGATATGACTCTCATCACCCGAATGTCATCTTGCGAATAATTCGCCGGAAAACATTCCGCAAATGAAATCATAACATCAAAAGCGACATAAATTAACTGTGCTGGCATACGTAGATCATATTTGGAATAATCACCGGCATAACCGCGTTCCTTTCCAAAATATCTAATGTGCTTGAAGAGTTGGTCCATCTCTGGCCCGTGTGCGTTGATACCAACAGCACACTCGGACATCAACGGGTGTTGGGACAACATACGTGCAATAGGAAGAAAATACTTTCTCATTGCAAGTTGTAATGGCATACTAGCAGCTTGAAAGACTCTGACCTTATCCTTAGAAATAGGTGTAGGTTCGTCCTTCAAACAAGCTTTAAAAGGACAATTATGTCTCTTATATTGCTTGGCGTTAGCCTCAAAAGCAGCCAATTCGTCCCAATGTGAGGGTTCCAAAGTACGAGGACAAGCATGTTCCTCTGTGGGTTCCAACTCAATTATATCTTGAGATTTTGGCCCACTAAGTGGAAACCCCCTACTAGTAGCAAGATTCATACTATCTATAAATCGTTTACCATCAATGCCAGAGACAATTTGTACCTCTGTCAATGGTTTCAACTCTTTAAGATAATAATTATATTTGCCCTCAAGCATATCAGCTATTGGCAACATATAGTCTTGCTTAGCACGTAATAATAACGTGGGTGGCACTCCACTAGAGGGATTAGCAGAGTATGCCAATGAAGCCCGCCATGGGGCCCAAGCGTGTTGTCCACTAGGACCTTTAAACTTGGGCGGTCCCCATGTATTAGGCACTTGGGTAATTTCATGTACTGTATCAGATATAATACTTGGAATCACCCTACTTACTGCGGTCGCGCGTCCGTTACATGTCCCAAATATTTCCAAGTTACCTTGCTCAAGGAAATTTAAGGGGCTTTTGTCATGGAGTTTATCACCTACAATGTGATCAATACCATACGAACTATGTTCTTCATTAGCTTCCGCAGCTTGAGTGGATATGCCGTCCAACGACATACGTTCTAATGCATTCTCTACCTCCCGTCT